GTAATCCGTAAATTGTACATATAATGATAGTATTGGATCTCTCAATTCTGAATCAGAAGGGAACTCCAATGTTCAATTCTGATACATTTGCCAACCGACCAGCTTTTGGGATTGTTGGTAGAATTTTTATTTCAACGGATACAAAGGAATTTTTTAGAGATACAGGAACCAGCTGGGAACTTATTGGTGGGCCTGGATCAGGTACAATTACAGGATCAGGGGCAGCAACACAAATAGCATTTTGGAATAGTGTAAGTACAATAACTGGATCAAATAATCTTTGGTATGATTCAACAAATAGTTATTTAGGTGTTAATACAAATGCACCTGGTAATCCTTTGGATGTACATGGAAGCATATCTTCGGTAGCTGCATTAAACCAAACAACTGCCACTAACAATACTTTATTATCATTACTTAATTCAGGAACTCCGCTTTGGCGAATTGGTAATTTTTATACTGCTGGGGCAAATGATTTCGGGATATTTGATGTTGTAAATACTTTACAACAATTAACTATTGTTAAAGCAACTGGACAAACTTTTATCGGTGCTAAAACAACTGCAAGTGGTAGATTGGTTGTAAATAGTGCAACTGCTGATGCACATTTGCAAATTGTTGGTGCCAATGCTCCATCAATTAGGATTGATAATGCTGGTTCAGGTGGAACACAAAGATTTGTAATTGGTAATGCAACTGCAACAAATAATTTTATTCAGGGTTCTACTGCTGGTGATTTTTGCATAACTACTGCTTCTGCTGCTCCTTTGTTGTTTGGTATGTGGCAAACTACCAATGCCAGTGAAGTGATGCGGATAACTACAACTAACAATTTGCTGGTTGGATCCAGTGTTGATGGTGGGCAAAGGCTGCAAGTCGCTGGAAAAGTAAATTCAACAGGTTATTTTCTAAATGGGATGACTGCTGGCAATGGTGCTTTATATTGGTCTAGCGACAGGGTTACACTTGCGAATTATAATGTTGGTGGTATTCTTATTTTTGAAGTTAATGGTGGTTCAAATGCAGCTACGATTGATGCAGCTGGAAGTTTTGGTTTAGGTGTTACACCGAGTGCGTGGAGAAACTTATTTACTGCTTTTCAAGTAGGTTATACAGGAGCTTTATATTCAACAACAGTTTCAACGGCAGGGGAACAAGTAAATTTAACATCTAACTATTATCAAGATAGTGGAGGTAATGAATTAAGAATACAAGCAGGTTTTGCTACAAGATATCAGCAAGGTAGTGGAGAACACAGATGGAGTACGGCTGGTACATCAACTGCTGGTAGTTCAATCACTTTTACCCAAGCAATGACGCTTGGTGCCAATGGTAGATTAGGAATAGGAACTGCGAGTCCTGCAACTGCTTTGCACGTTTATAATTCTTCGCAAGGTCTTGCAAGATTTGAATCAACACAAGGAGAAGTTAATATTGCATTAAACAATTCAACTGCATCGGGAAATTTAATAGGAACAATAGGGGCAAACTTTTATTTTTATTCAGCTGGTTCTGAACATATCCGTATCACATCCGGTGGCAATCTACTGATTGGTACTGCAGCTAATGGGGCATCAAAATTGCGTATAGTTGGATTACCTACCAGTGCAGTAGGTTTATCAAGTGGTGATGTTTATAGCAATGCTGGAATTTTAACAATAGTTCCTTAAAAATTAAAAAAACAATATGAAAAAAATTCAATCAATTCAAATTTGGGTTAACGGACAAGAGCAAACAGGATCTTGGTTAGGTGCTTATATTATTAATGATAATTTAAGCGATTCAGCACAATTTTATTGGTGGATATCTGCAAATGGTTCTGAAGCTGATTCAGTTGGTTCTACACTAACAAACGGAAATCTAACCATTGCGGGGCAATCGTATATTGACTGGAATACTGCATCTGATATTAATGAAGATGCCTATGTTTGGATAGCTGATCAGCTTGGATTAACTTTGATCTAATTAATAACAATTTAAATTTTGACAAATGAACGAAAAACAAGCACTTGAAATCATTAAAGCAATTTTGGATCTTGCTACCAGTAAAGGGGTATTTTCTAAAATAGATGAATCTTTTACTGCAATACAGGCATTTAATAAGATTGCGGAAAAATTTAAAGATGAACAAAACGATGCAGTCAACAACTGATCCTACACATATTGCTACGTTTAGCACTATTTTGTTTTCTTTATTGGGGATTCAAAACCTATCTGAATGGGCAAATGTTATTTTTTTGGGTGCAAGTACAATATCCTGTGCAATATCTATTTTAGTTGGTGTTAAACAACTTAAAAAAAAGTAATATGAAAAGAATATTAAAAAATATTAAAACTTCATTGTTTGGTTCCATTGCTGGTGGTTCCCTGATCTTAGATGGCATCCAAGAAAATAATTGGATAACAATAATTGCTGGTATTGCTGCTGCCATTACTGGTCTATTGGCAAAAGATAGTGATGTCCAATAAGAGATACCTATATATAGGTATAGGAGTTTTGCTGATCTTATTAATCGGAAAAAAAGTGAGTGCAATAAATTTAATAAAGCAATTTGAGGGTTTAAAGTTAACTTCCTATCCTGATAGTGGTGGGGTTTATACTATTGGATTCGGCAATACAAAAAATAAAGATACAGGACAGGCAATAAAGCAAGGTGATAAAATAGATCTTGCAACTGCTGAAAGGTGGTTAAAAATTGATGTTGATCAGCGAATTAAATTCATAAAACCACTTATTAAGGTTTCAATTACTGCAAATATGATGGCAGCAATGACCAGTTTAGCATATAATATAGGTTTACAAGCATTTAAAGATTCTAAATTATTGGAAAAATTGAATGCTGGTGTAGATAAAAAAATTGTTGCTAATGAATTTTTAAAATGGAATAAGGTTGGCAAAACCCCTGTTAAGGGATTAACAAATAGGCGAATAATAGAACGTGAATTGTTTTTAAAATAGGTTTGGTTAAGTTTTAAGGTGTTTTTTACAGGGGAAAATTTCTATTTTCCCTTTTTTTATGCACATTATTTGGTAATATGGATAATTTTTTAATAGATTTGTCCTAACAAATGATTTTTAACTTTTAAAACGAAAAAAATGAAAAAAACTGCTATTCAGATCATCCTGATCGTTCTCGGTGCTATTCTCTTATGTTTTGCTGATAATTTATGAAGTGCGTTGCTTGGGTGCTATCAGTTATATATCTGATAGTTTTTGGCATTCCCATTGCCATTGGTTTACTTATCTTACTTCAAATTATTTCAATCCTTAAATTTTTTAGCAATGTTAGAACAAAAAGAAAAAAGCATAATAGTACACAATTACCTGTATGGCCTGATTACTTTCCTGAACAATCGCAGGATCCCATTTACTGAATTAGATGGCGGCCGTATTGAAATTTTTTATTCGTCTGAATTATCTTTATTTCACATAGGCTATCATTTTGGTAGATATGCTGAAATGCAACACAATTAATTATGGAACAACAAACGGCAGTAGATTGGCTATTTGATCAATTAACATCAACTTGGTACGATACTAATTCGTGTCAAGATATACTAAAACAAGCTAAAGCAATGGAAAAAAAGCAAATGATTGATTTTGCAGATAATGTACGATATGATGCAGAAAAATATTACAATCAAATTTATACTGATGGAACTATTTAACAACTTGCGAGAAACTATGCTGGAAATAGATTATATCCAGCAAAAAATTGATCGTTTAAAAGTATGCCAAACTTCAGGCGAAATTTCAAATATTATTATCAGTTTTGATAGTGGATTAAGTCGCAAAATAATAATGCAGATTGATACTGACATATCACTGGTAAATGAAATAAAGTTATTGATTCAGGCAAGTATTGAACTATACGAAGAACAAATACAGGAACTTAAACTAAACTTTTAAAAATGAAACCAGTAAAAATGAACGGCATTATGTATTATTTTGAGGTGTTTATAACTTCAAATGAACCATTTATATTAATGTCAACAACCGAACACCCTAGCGAAGGATTAAGTAAAATATATTTTTTGCGTAAGTATAGTATGAAATACGCAATGGAAGATTTTGTAAAATATGAAGCCAATATAAAAGAACGCAACACACATAGAGAAAATGAAGTGCGTTAATTGTCGGAAACTTTTTACAATAACACAATACAGGGGCAAGGTAGGGCAACCGCTTTGCCCCTATTGTTTAACCTTAAATACAAATAAAAATGTCGCAAAGAAACAAAGATCTACCAGCAATGCCAGTTCATCCAATGCAAGACAAATTCGGTCAAGTGATTTTGATGGCTGGAATGTCAAAGCTTGAAATTACTGCACTTAATATCCTTTCCGCACAATTAAGAAAAAACAAAATTGAAGATCTATCCCCAATAGATATTACATACTTAATTAAAGAATCTTATAATATTGCGGATGAATTTTGTGCATACATAGAAACTAAAGGTGAGAAGGAAAGTAGTATAATAATTTAAAAGTGTAAACCAATGACAAATGATCTACACGAAAAATTGTTATCCCGAAAATTTAAACAAGACTACACCCCACCTGACGAAAACATCGTTTTTACTATTGGTGGTAAAAATATAGGTTGTTTACAAAGTTTTGTATGTTTTCAGGGATTGCCAAAGGCGGGTAAAAGTACATTTATAACAAGTGCCATTGCTTCCGCATTTACTACTTGGGATATATTTGGGATGAAATTAAAATTTCCATTAAACAGGAAGCGGATTTGTTATGTAGATACCGAAAGTTCGGATTTTGACTATTACAGGGTATTGGATAGAATTAGAACGCAAATAATTACTGATCATTTGCCCCATAATTTTGATAGTTTTTTATTTAGGGAAGATTCACCCAATGAAATCCAGCAAATGATTGAACTTTATTTGCTTGAAAACCCTGATTGCTCAATTTTGGTATTGGATGGTATATTGGATCTTATTTCAGATTTTAATTCAGTAGAGCAAAGTTTTTATCTTATACAATGGTTAAAAAAAATAACCAAAATTCACAATTTATTGATTTTGTGCGTACTTCATTTAGGCAAAAAAGATCAAAATAGTATTGGTCATATTGGATCTTACCTTGACAGGAAGGCGCAATCAGTTTTGAAAATTGAAAAAAACAAGGAAAACAAAACTATTGATCTTTCAGCTACTTTTTTAAGGTCAAGTGATGAATTTAACCCAATATCCATTTATTATTCAGGATCAGGATGGACACAGGCACATAATACTAAGGAAAGCACAGGAACCTATATTTTTGGAATGGAAAAAACAAGTTTAATCAACAGAATATTGTTTGAAGCTCGTAAATATTCTGAAATGTTGTCTGATTTGGAAGAATTTACAGGAAAGGGTACAACAACTTGTAAAAAAGTATTAAAAGACTGGTTGCTGGATGGATCAATAATAAAGTCAGGGGATATGTATAAACAAAAATAGGATCAGTTTCCTGATCCTATTTGACAAATGATCTCTCTTAACGAAAAACCACTTTCCCTTCATTGCAAAAATAGAAAATTTCTAACAAATGAAACTTTTTACTGCCATAATTTTTTTTAAACCTGAAACTGGAATTGCACCCCGAAAATATCGGAATATTAACAACGTGGATAATCTGCTCAAATTTGCCCTTAAAAGTGGTGGGTGGTACGTAAACCTATATTGCAAGAGTACGAAGGAATTTGAGGCACGAAAATACCTCACAGGGGCATCCTAACAAAGATTAACACCACATACAAACATAAAAGGGGCAATTTGCCCCTTTTTTATTTGTCAAAGGTGAAGGAAAAGTGATTT